ATCACCACCTACCTCTTTTGGCCCACCTTCTAGTGATGTTAATTTATTATTAAAACAATAAAAACTAATATTAATTTCTCTTGGTGCACCTTGTAATGATGTTAATTGATTATATGAACAATCAAAAATACCACCTACTTCTCTTGGTGCACCTTGTAATGATGTTAATTTATTACTATGACAATGAAAACCACCACCAACTACTCTTGGTGCACCTTGTAATGATGTTAATTGATTATGTGAACAATAAAAATTACCACCAACCTCTCTTGGTCCACCTTCTAATGTTGTTAATCTATTATGTGAACAATCAAAATCACGACGTATTTCTCTTGGTCCACCTTTTAATGATGTTAATTGATTATGTGAACAAATAAAAATACCACCCACTTCTCTTGGTGCACCTTCTAATGATGTTAATTTATTATGTGAACAATAAAAATTACCACCAACCTCTCTTGGTCCACCTTTTAATGATGTTAATTGATTATGTGAACAATAAAAATTACCACCAACCTCTCTTGGTGCACCTTGTAATGATGTTAATTGATTATGTGAACAAATAAAAATACCACCCACTTCTCTTGGTGCACCTTGTAATGATGTTAATTGATTATTTGAACAATCAAAATTGCCATCTACTTCACCAAATTGGACTGGTATATATGTTAATTCTCTAAAAGAAATATTAACATTTCCATTAATATCAACTATACCATTATCATGAATAGTATAATTTTTAATGTTCATCTGGTTTAACCAATCCTCTATTTCTTGTTTATCTGTTAGAAATTTATGTTGTTTTTCTAAAAATAATTCTTGTAATTTCATTTCCAGATAAATTCTCTACCAATATTAATAAATGAATGATCTGGTTCTGATTTAAAATTGTTATTTAAACAATCAAAATCACCACCTACCTCTTTTGGCCCACCTTCTAGTGATGTTAATTTATTATTAAAACAATAAAAACTAATATTAATTTCTCTTGGTGCACCTTGTAATGATGTTAATTGATTATATGAACAATCAAAATAACCACCTACTTCTCTTGGTGCGCCTTCTAATGTTGTTAATCTATTATGTGAACAATCAAAATCACGACGTATTTCTCTTGGTCCACCTTTTAATGATGTTAATTGATTATGTGAACAATAAAAATTACCACCAACCTCTCTTGGTGCACCTTGTAATGATGTTAATTGATTACGTGAACAATTAAAATAATCACCTACTTCTCTTGGTCCACCTTTTAATGATATTAATTGATTATGATAACAATCAAAAAAGCCACCTACTTCTCTAGGTGAACCTTGTAATGATGTTAATTGATTATTTGAACAATCAAAATAACCATCTACTTCACCAAATTGGACTGGTATATGTGTTAAATTTCTATTAGAAATATTAACATCTCCATTAACATCAACTATACCATTATCATGAATGGTATAATTTTTAATGTTCATCTGGTTTAACCAATTCTCTATTTCTTGTTTATCTGTTAAAAATTTATATTGTTCTTCTTTTAAAAATAATTCTTGTAGTTTCATTTTATTATTAATAATATTACCTATATTTAAGTATTTTAACATATTTTATATTTTTTAATAAATATATTTATTAAATATTTGTCAATTAGGAGCTTAAAAAATGAAATATCTTTTTGAAGCAAATTTTGCTAATAGTGGTAAAACTACTATAGAGTTAAATTTAGACGGTGATAATGATGTTATACATTCATTTGATAAAATTTATGATAAAATGATTAAATCTTTTGTGAAAAGTACAACAAATCCTAAAGTTGTTACTTGGTTGAATAGTAACCTTAAAAATTGGTTCAAAAATGAAGCACCAGCATATGATGATCAAGGAAAATATTTAGAAGAAAAAAAATTCTATGATTTATTCTTTGTTCCTCTAGATAAAACAATAGATTTAATAAGAGAATATTATCCAAAGTTGTCTAAAGATGAAATTTTTAACATGTTTCCAGATTTTATCAAAAAAAATCCTAATGATGTTAAGATATTTTCTGGTGGTAGATTATATAGATATAAAAATTATAAGTTTACAGAAATGATGGGTGAATTAATAGATTATTTAAATGCTGTTGTTTCTAATGCAAATAACAGAAATTATACATTGATGCCAGATATGTTTTTTGTTAATGATATTTCTAAACTAACTCCTGTAAATGCTATAAAAAATGCATATGGCTATCATGAATATTTAAAACGTCAAGCTGAAAAAATATCTAAAGAACAATTACTACACGAAAAGAAATCATTAAAATTAAACACAGATTATGAGATTTTTGACAAAATTGATAATATTAAATTTATTAAAGCATTATCTCCAAAATATGCAGATTTTGAAGGTAAAGCAATGAAACACTGCGTTGGAACATATGGAAATGATATAAAAAATAAAACGACAATTATTATGAGTGTTTGGGGAAAAGATGATTTACCAGAAGCAACATTCCAATTAGACCCACAAATGAAATTTATTGAACAATTAAAGGGCAAACATAATGGTGTCATTGATAAACAATATCATGATGTAATTAAAAAATTTATTAAAAAATATAATTTAAAGTTTAAGGCTAGTGGTTATGGTTCAGGTGATTATAAAAATATAGGTTTAAAATCACAAAATATAGATGATGTAAAAACTCAAGAAGAATTAAATTTTTTCAAATACGTAAAATTATTATTAGAAAATTCTGAAGATAAAGATTCAAAAAAATCTGAAAAAAAAGTAGATTATAAATCTGATTTTAAACCAAAAAAAGATTTTAAAATTTTTACTGGTGTTGAAAAAGATAAATCTTTATCAAATAGAGAGCCAGAAAATAAAACTAAAAAAAGTATAAAATTAAATACATCAGATGAAAATAAAACAAAAGAAAAAATGAAAAATGTTAAAATAGACAAAACGTCATTTTTACACTTTTTAAACATGAATTTAGATGATGCAGATGAAGAAAAAATTGATACTTCATTAGGTAATATAGATATCACAAAACCAAAACCAAATTTATTACCAAAAGTAATTTCAACCTCTTTGTTAGCAGCTGGATATCAATATCCTGAATTTCATGCAATAAAAAATTTACCAGGTTATTTAAGATCTGGAATTCGTGCAATAGGAAGGAAAGTATTTGAACCATTCACAAAAACAAAAATTGAAGATATTTATGTTATAGCTAATTTAAATAATTCTGGTCCAAATACAGAATTAGAACTTAATTCTGTTGCTAAATTTTTACACGATCACGGAACACGAAATCCAAAATATGAAATAACATTTTTTGAAAAAATTCCTGGTTATGAAGCAGAAGCTATGTTATATACATATTTAAATTATACATTTTTACTTGTTAAAGATCATGCTGGTCATTATATTTATGTGTGGCCATCAACAGACAATAGAGTTAAATTAGATGATGAATCAATGACTAAAGCATTAGAATAAAAATGAAATTACAAGAATTATTTTTAAAAGAAGAATTAATATTGGTAGAGAATTTATCTGGAAATGAAATTACAAGAATTATTTTTAAAAGAAGAATATAAATTATTAACCAATAAACAAGAAATAGAGGATTGGTTAAAAAAGATGAACATTAAAAATTATACTATTCATGATAATGGTATAGTTGATGTTAATGGAGATGTTGATATTTCTTATAAAAGATTAACATATATACCAGTTCAATTTGGTGAAGTAGATGGTAATTTTCATTGTCAACATAATAAATTAACATCATTAAAAGGTGCACCAAGAGAAGTGGGTGGTTATTTTAATTGTTCACGTAATCAATTAACATCATTACAAGGTGCACCAAGAGAAGTAGGTGGTATTTTTGATTGTTCAAATAATCAATTAACATCATTACAAGGTGGACCAAGAGAAGTTGGTGGTTTTTTTGTGTGTACATATAATCATTTAACATCATTAAAAGGTGCACCAAGAGAAGTAGGTGGTAATTTTGATTGTTATCATAATCAATTAAAATCATTAGAAGGTGGACCAATAGAAGTTGGTCGTGATTTTTATTGTTCAAATAATCAATTAACATCATTAAAAGGTGCACCAAGAGAAGTTGGTCGTGATTTTTATTGTTCAAATAATCAATTAACATCATTATATGGTTCACCAAGAGAAGTTGGTCGTGATTTTTATTGTTCAAATAATCAATTGACATCATTACAGGGTGGACCAAGAAAAGTTGGTGGTTTTTTTGATTGTTCATATAATAAATTAACATCATTAGAAGGTGCACCAAAAGACGTGGGCAGTTATTTTAATTGTTCACATAATCAATTAACATCATTACAGGATGGACCAAGAAAAGTTGGTGGTTTTTTTGATTGTTCATATAATAAATTAACATCATTAGAAGGTGCACCAAGAGAAGTACATCGTGATTTTATTTGTAATAATAACAAATTTAAATCAGAACCAGACCATTCATTTATTAATACTGATGAAGATTTTATTTGGAATTAAAATAACAAAAACAATTTCCTTAAAAGATAATATAAATTTAAATGTAAATATTTTTTAAATATTATTACTTACAACAAATACACCATCAACATCATCTCCTATTCGTGGATATGAAATTTGATTCCATTGACGGAGAACTGCTTCTTCGGGAACTTTTTTATCTACACGAGAAACCATACGATTTAAAAGTTTTTCTTTGTTGATTGGAAATAACACACCAATAACTTTAAATCCTTTATTATGTGCCATCATTGTCCATTTATGTCTAGACTTTTTAGACACATTAGTGTTATCAGAAATCACATAATCAAACTTATCAAGAATATTCCTAAATGATTTGTCGGCAAATACATTGAATTCATTTTGTTTAGAAACACAGAGTGCAAATGCTTCACGATAAAAATCAATATCATTTTTGGTTTCCCAATCGACAATATAGTTTTTAGCAAAATCAAGACGACAAGTATCTAATGAAAATACACCTACATTGTCGTCACCATATTGGTGACGAATACTATTAGCGTATGTAGATTTTCCAGAACCAGATGCACCAATCAACAGGTATATAACCTTATTGATATTTTCTTCATTATTAATAATTGTATTATTATTGATATTGCAAAACTTTTCCATCCATTCGTTAAATCGATTAAGTTTTTCTTCTTGATTATCTGAAATCCTACCATGTTGATCGGATGTTAGACAATCAAAATATGCAACTTTATCTGATTCTAGAGTGTAATGCACTGCATTACTAAACTTTTCAAGAGCTTTTTGATTTGTAATAGTAAATGGCAAATGATTTTCAATGATAAATCCAATACGGAAAATATCATCGATATTAATTTCAGGAAAAAGGTTTTTCAAATATGACCAATTTCCAACTGCATAATCTTCCCAAAGTCGTGCTGAAATTTGTTCATGACCAGCAAATACAAAATAGTTACCACGATCTTCGCGGTATTTTTCAACCTTAGCAGAAGGTTTACCAACATCATGAAACATCATAGCAAGAAACGTGAGAATTTGCTGACGTTTAGTACGTGACGACATTAGATTATCACGATAAAAACGATACAGCATCATTGTGTGTTCAGCGACATTTGATTCACGATGCCAAGGAGAATTTTCGACACACTTCTCCATATCAGACCACAATTGAGTAGTCTGAAATTGTTTAATAAATGTTTGAAAACGAGTAGTATCTGACATATCTAATTAAAATTTAACTATTTGAATATCATAAAAAGTACATATATTTTTAATTTGTTTTTACTACTTTACAACGCTTTAGAATAGTTTTAAGGCATCCTTTAAATGGTGCATAATCATCAATATGTGATTCAGAAATAGTACCAGTTATAGTAACCTTTTTATTAAGTTCCAATTTACCCGGTCCACTGAACCAAACTGCGACTTTGTTATCATCAGTCTTAAGAGTATAAATCATACGAACCCCAGAATCATAATAATTAAATGACCTACCTTGAAATTCTTTAATATTTACAACAGTAGCATTAAAAGTAATACGTTCACCTTCTTTGCCAAGTGGTTCATTTACGACTGTTTCTTTTTCAAATTTGAGCTTATCACGTTCCTTAATGAAGGATGACACTGCAGCAGAAATAAATCCTAAATGTTTATTTTTAACATATTCAAGTTTTGCAATTTGTTTAAGATTAAACATAAATTCACTTTGTGAATTATTCTGGATAATCCAATTATGCGTATCTTGAGCAGTAATCTTGTCTTCTGGAAGAATATCAACTCTATAATTTTTATTATTCCATGGATTAAGATTATAATAAACCATTTCTGATGTTGAAATAGTATCTTCATTGTTATTTGCGGCAGACTTTGATACAAAACCAAATTCACGTATGCAAGCAGCAGCTATGGTTAAAGCATCAATGTTTCTGTAAAGTGGTTCACGATTAATACCACAATCACCCTCAAATTTTGAAAAAGATATTTCAAAAGAAGAAATTAATTCAGCATATTGAGCAATTGCTTCTGGACTTTTATGTCCAAGAAAATCTTTAAGACATGAACGACCAACTTGTTTAAATTCATTATTACTATTTTTAACAATGAATGTATCTTTTCGATAGATATTTTTTCCACAATGATCACAATTTGTGCCAACATTGTGATATTGATGTGGTATTTTTTTACCAGGTACAGTACGGAAGATGTTAACAATTGAACCATCTTCAGCATAATTATGATCAAGAGTACCAACAAATTCCCAACCTTTAAGTTTTGGGGCTTGACCCGTTACTTTCACATTATGAAAGCGTTGAAATTCACCAGTTTCTTTATTATTTTTATCGAGAATTGGTACAATTTCTTCTGAAACAATTGTGAAAGCAATAGGTTCAGAATTAAGTTTCTTAGCACGTTTAGCAAGCTTTTGAAACTTATCTTTAAACAATTCTAGATTTTCATCAGGAATTCTGAATGTTTTGGTTTCAAAAGTTTCAACAACTGACATCTGAAATCATCCTTCATCTATATTTTATAGGATAATTATATCACAAATAAAATAGAAAGTAAACTATAATAATTAATTAATTTTATTAGCCTTTTTAATTTCTTTATATGTTTTTTTGAATATTTCTTTTTCTATTCTATATGGTTCTGAACCATTTTTATTAATAGATACAATCATATCACCAGGATCAGCAACCATATCTTCGCCCCAGGATGCTTTAAACATTAAATGTTCTTTATTTTCAAAAGCCCAACATTCACCAATTGCTTTAACTGTATTATCATCAACAATTTCATATCTACTTTTGAGTGTTTTATCATCAATAATATACTCTTCGCCTTTAGGACCTGTTATGATCCAAGAATTTTCATTTGCAACATTTTGTGTTTCTTTTTTACCATCAATAATAGTAACTATTTTTTCACCAACTTTAGCTTTTCGATACTTAAACATACCAGTTTTTTGATAATGTTTAATATTATCAAATTCTATCATTTTAAAAAATATCTCTTCTAAATCCTTAAGAGATATTTTTCTATAACCTTCTGATTTTATATTATTTTTTTGTTTTTCTAACACGTGGAACTCTAGGTGCCTTTTTAAATTTTTGTTTGTTTTGTTTTTCTTCAACTGGTTTTTCTTCAACTGGTTTTTCTTCAACTGGTAATACTACTTTTCCTGTTATTATATCTTTAGACCCAAAAGGTTTAAAATCATCATTTTCTTCAACTGGTTTTTCTTCAACTGGTTTTTCTTCAACTGGTAATACTACTTTTCCTGTTATTATATCTTTAAACCCAAAAGGTTTAAAATCATCAAGCACTGGTTCTGGTGCACCTTGTTCAATACCTAAAAATTTCTTTAATTTTTGAAAAAATCCCATAATAATTATCTCCTTTTAACAAAATTTATTATAACTCATATTATTTATATTTATTAATTTATAGCAAATGGTATAGGAATTTCTTCGTTATCTACAATATCTGATGTTGGATCATAATAATTTTCATCAAATTTATACACTGTTTCATATGCTTTTTGATCATATTCTGCCATTCTTTTAAGAAGTTGCATAATAATCAACATAGCAGATATCAAATCATCTGTGGCACCAGCTTTTGCCGCATAACTACCACCAGATGCAACAAAATTTTTCATTTCAAAAAGTAAAATATTAGAATTAATAGTTAAATTATTTTTAATTTTTTCTACTAATGATTTAAATTGTAAACATGATATTATTTTATTTTTACCAGTTGTAACCATTCCTAAATGTTTTCCAGATTGATCTGAATTAACTAATTCTGCATACTCGGGTGGATTATCGTCAACATTATACAATGCAGCAAATGCTTCACCTAATCCATTATTTTCAAATGACCAAATAACTTCTGCTCTCTGTCCATTTTTATCAGGTAATGAAAGTTTATTAAGTAAATATTTAACACGATCATAAAATCTATGTGTAAGAATATCATTTGTTCTATATTCAGCTATTTGTTCCATACTAGGAAATTCTAAAACTTCTATAGTTGAAAAATCATTTCCTGATCCTTTACATATATCAATTCCAACTAAATAAGTTTTTCCAAGTCCACCAATTTGTTCTTTCCAAAATGCAATACCATTGTCTATCATAATAGGAGGTTTTGTTGATAATGAATTTAATTTTATACTATTAAACAATAATGAGTCAGATGATAAAAACTCATTTTCGCATTCTTGTCTAAATTGTAATTCACCCAATTTTCCAAGCATTTCAGCTTTCCATTTTTCATCACGATCAGGATGTCTATCCCATTTTACTTCAACATTTGCAAAAGTGTTAAGTTTTGCTAAAGACCCACGCCATAAATTAGCGAATAAATCAGAATCACCATTTGGTGTAGATGATATAACACATGCACCACCGGTAGCAAGTGTTGGTGCTATTGATGACCATAAACTAGTCTGAATTCGTGGATTAATGAACGCAAATTCGTCAAGATATAAAAATGATATAGAATATCCTCTACCAGTTTTTTCTGTTGTTGCAGATGATACAATCTGCGAACCGTTATCAAATTTCATTGAATGGCGATTATACCAAACAATACCAGGCTTTAGCCAATCAGGTAATTCCTCATACGCATATTTAATCCTATCTTGAATATCAATAGCATGAGAGTTATCCTTAGATGCTATTAGAACTGTTTTATCAAAGTTGAAGATCGAGAACCACAATAAATACATAGCTATTGTAGTCGTTTTTCCCATCTGTCGGGCCGTTAAGATTAAACTGTCTTTATTATTATGAATACAGTTAATAATTTCTTCTTGATAATCATATAACTTAAATGGAATTGAACCATGGACTGGATGTTGAATTTTTACATAATTTTTTAAAAAATAAATTGGATCAACAGAACACTTATGCAATTCTCTAATAAGCTCTGGTGTAAACTCTGTTTCTAAATTTGCTTTTTTTAAAAATACATTACCTTTTGCTGGCATATAAAAATATTTTATATTATTACGTTTTCATTAAAAAGGAAATTTTTTATTTCTTTTATCGTTTCATCTGATTGTAAAATTTCAAAATGATTTGCATTTATCTCTACATATTTTGGACCTTTTATAGCCTTCTGACTACTAATTGTCACTACCCCATCATTTTTTTCTTTAATAGTTGGTAAGTTACCAGAAATAGAAACAAGTGATAATGTAGGACATGCTATACCAAGACGTAATAATCCTTCAATAAATTCACTTTTTGTACTTATACCTTTAAGAATTTTATATTCTGGATAAATGTATTTAAGAATATTTGCATGAATACTTCCTCCTAATGGACTAGAAATAGTTACAACATTTCTTATATTTATTTTTTTATTCGCTTCTGGAAATTTAGATTCATGTGCAATCAAAATAGAAATAACTCCACCTAAACTATGTCCAACTAAATCTATTTGATTTTTTTCTGGGAGTTCATTCCAAGTGTGATGTAAAATTTCATCTAAAGACATCTTACTATTATACGAAATAAATTCAAATTTATGTTTTGGTAATTTATCAATTATTCTATTAAACGATAATGGTGAACAATTAGCACCATGAATATACCATATTTCTTTCATAATATTATTAACTTCTTTCCAAAATTATTGCTGCACATTTACCGCCAAAACCAAATGATGTTTTAAGACATAAATTAATATCTTTTAATATATTTTCTGTACATATTTTTAATTTACCATTCATTGGTTCTGTTACATTTGCTGTTTTAATTATTGTAGAATTTTTCATAGATAATATACACATAATAAGTTCTGAAATTCCTGATGATGATGTTAAATGGCCAATATAACCTTTAAACGCGTTAACAATAGAATTAGGAAATATCATATCCAATGATTCATACTCTACTTTATCACCTATATAAGTTCCTGTTGCATGAGCATTAATATATGGTATATCAGAATATTTAAGATTTGCTTTTTTTAGAACAGAATTCACAACTCTAAAAAGCCCATCACCAGTTTTAGATGGAGATGTTGGATGATATTTATCAGTTCCATATCCTATACTTTTAATTGTTACATAAATATTAGCTCCTCTAGCAATAGCAGATGATTTTTTTTCTAAAACTATAAATCCTCCACCATCACCAACAGCCATACCATTTCTATTTTTATCTAACGGAATACATCTATCGGTTGATAATGCGCCTAACATTTTGTATTTATGTACAGATATAGGATTTGAATTTATATCACATGCTCCTATTATTGCATAATCAATTTCACCTTCATTTATCATTTTTATTGCATAATCTATACTCATTATTGAAGACGCACATGCATATGTTAATGAAATATTTGGACCAATTAAATCATAAATACCAGCTAATATACCGCCAACAAAATCCTGTTCTGATGATATAATATATCTAGGATCATATTTTTTATTACTATATAAAATATGTTTAATTCTATCTATTCTTTCTATACTTTCAGACGTAATAGTAGAAAAAAATATAGCTCCATTTTTATTTTTTTCTAAATTTATTCCAGAATCCTTAATTGCTTCTTTTGCTAAAAAGATTGCCGATTTTGTATTTTTACCAAAAAAAGAATTTTTTATAAAATCATTATTTGAAGCATTAATAATATCTTCTGTTAAATCGTATTCAAATGCTTTCGTTATATTGGATATAGATGGATAATCTTCTGGATTATAATTTTTAATTATTTTAAAAGTATCAGCATTTTGATATAGTTTTGACCATACTTCTGATGGACTTTTACCCAAACTATTTAAAATAGATAATCCAGTTATAACAATTGAGTTTGTCACAAATTATCTCCAATAATATTTAGCTTATTTATTTTGTAATAATAAATTAATGAAAATTAATAACTAGGATTAATTTTTATACCAACTATCAACCTTTTTTTGCAATGCTTCTTTTGAAAAAATATCTGGTACTAAATATTTTTTATTTTTATCAGATAATTTTTTTATTGTTCTAATTCCGACTGGATTTTTTAATTCACTATTATAAAAATTGGTTACTTTTTTAAATACTTTATTCAATACTTCATCTGTCATTTCATTTTCGTCATTATTAACTTCATAAAAAAAATCAAATTTATTTTTAAAATAATTTTTATTTTCTTGAGATATATCAAATGTTCTTTTTATAAAATCTAAATTTACATATCTGTTTATTTTTTTAGCTCTTTCTTCTACTCGTTTAATAGCAGTATCTAATGACACGTTGATAAAAACCATTCCAACATCATAGCCAATAGATTCTAATATTCCAACACGATTCAATATATTAGATACATCATTTGATGTACCATCAATAAACAATGGTAATAATCCATTTAAATAATGAAATAATTGTGATTTTGTTATTCTTTGGGCATCATTTTTTATTATTGGCCATGTTTCATTTTTTGATGGAATATTTAATTTTTTAGATAAAAACTCTGTTGCTTTATCAGTATTTACCACAACTGGTGATATAGTACCATAAAGTCTTTTAATAGTATAACTTTTACCAGCACCAGGAATTCCAACAACAAATATTGCTTTTAGAATACCTTTATCTAAAGTACTTTCTATTATGAAATCTTTAAATGTTATCATGTTTTTAATAACCTTTTTCTATATAATCTCTAATAACTAAATAATTTATATCTAATAAATTTTAAAATTTCATTATCGTCATCAATATAATAACCTTCTTCTTTTTCTAAAAAATTAATAAATTTATCAATATTAATTAAAATACAATCACTATCTGTCCATACTTCATTATGGTTATTTTTATTAACCATTTTTGAAATATTTAAATTATTTGCTAATACAAATTTATTTTGTTCTGGGTCAAATAATTCTTCCAAAATAAATCCAATATTTTTATTAGTTTTTTGTTTTTTATAGATTAAAAATTTCAATAGCGCATTTTGATTATCAATAATATTTTCATACTTTCGTTTATTTTTTCTCATAAATTCATCTGATATAATTATGTCTATACATTCATCCATTGCGAGTAAAACTTTAAACAAATAATTAAAATCTTTTGAAAATTTTAATTCATCAACTTTAAAATTTTTAAATTTTTCAGGAAAATGTTTATTTAATAATTTAAAAGTATTGATGAATAAAAAATTAAAATCTTCTAACCAAATATTATATTTTCCTGACGTCCTATTGAAACTTTTCCAAATATCTCCTTCAGGACAAATACCCCATTTAGCTCCATCTTTTGGTATTACTAAGTATGTACGTCCAAATTCATTTGAATATTGATAATCTGTAGTACATATTAAACTTTTGCTTCTTTTTGGAAATTTTTGCCATGAATTTAAGTTATCAAATAACAATGTATAGATGTTTCCACCAGCATCTTGTTTTGAAGTACGAGTAAATTTTGATGGTGTAGAAATATACCACAATTTATTACCACCACTAAAACCCCTAAATATTGAAATTTGATTTTTAACACGTAAAAATTCAGAACAATCTTTTTTTAATATTTTAAAAATATTCTTATTTTCATCGTATTTAAGAGATGATACGAATTTTTTACCCTCATTAATCAACATTACTTCATCATTAATAAACTGTTTAAATGTCATCTTCATTCTTCTTTATCCTTATCCTGTTTCATCATTTTTAATATATCATTTCTATCTGCAACTATTAAATTATTATTAACAGTTTTTGGACCATTTGTATATGGTATAAATCCAGAACTACTACGTCTATATCTATCATTTTTTACTTTTGATTTTATAGCCATTGCATTAAGTGCTATATTAAGATAATTTGCTGCAACTTCGGCTGTTCTAGCAGCATATCTAGGATCAACAACTTCAACCATTTCTGTTTGTTGATTAAATGCAGCCAATGCTTTATTATAAATATTATCAATATTATTATCTATATTAGTGTCTTCTTCATCTTTAATAATTTCTTGCTGTACTGCTAGTTTAGAAGTATTAATTATAGTTGATGGTAACTCAGATTGTAAAACTTCATCATATTCTTGTTTATTTTCAAAATATTCACCTGCCGTCATATCAAATACTTCCTCTAATGGATGTATTCTAGATTCTATAGACATTTAAATCTCCATTATTTAATTAAGATATTAATTATTTATAGTTTATCTTTAAATAATGTGATTATAGATATTTAAATAATGTATATATATGATTATTTTAATTTTGCGTATGAACGTTAAAAAAATAATTTCACAATTACTTATTAGGGATAATAAATTAAATAAAAATACAAAAAAAATTCTTAACACTAAATATAAAAAATATTTAAATATTCTTTTTGGAGTAAATGAAATACCCAAAAATTATGTTGAACTACTTTATAGATTATATTATAACGTTGAACTAAAAACATGTGAAGTCTGTGGTAAACCTACCAAATTTTTAAATTTCACTAAAGGATATCAAAATACTTGTTCAATATCATGCTCTCTAAAAACAAAATCTTATAATGATAAAATTTTAGAAAAATATGGTGGACGTGGATGGTCTAGAAACGATATTTTTAAAAAAACAAAAGAAACATATATTAAAAAATATGGTGTAGAGAATATATCATCATCAGACATAATTAAAGCAAAAATTAAAAAAACATGTTTAGAACGATACGGTGTAGATAATGTTTTTAAAAGTGATATTATAAAAAATAAAATAAAACAAAAAATTAATGATAAATATGGAGTTGATCATATTTCTAAATCAGAATATGTTAAAAATAAAATATTAATAAAAAATAAAAACAAATCTGATGTTGAAAAACAGCAAATTATTAATAAAATAAAAACAACGACATTCAAAAAATATGGAGTTGAATATTTTAGTCAAACATCGTCTTTTAAAAATAAACTTCAAAAACGAAAAAAAGAAGAAGCATTTAAAAGAATTCAACAATTTAAACATGTTATTCCATTATTTACATTGGAAGATTATTTAGGCTGCCATATAAAACACAAATATAAATGTAACAAATGCAATTTACTTTTTGAAGATGATATTAATAATGGTTCTGAACCAATATGTCCATCATGTAATCCATCAAATATTTCAATAATACAAAATGAAATAAATGAATTTATTAAATCTTTAGGATTTACAACATTAACAAATGATAGAACTATAATATCACCAAAAGAAATTGATATTTTTATCCCTTCAGAAAATATTGGATTTGAAATAAATGGACTATATTGGCATTCTGAATTATTAAATATTTCTAAAACATATCATATAGAAAAAACAAATATTGCCGCAAAAAATGGAATAAAAATTATTCATATATTTGAAAATGAATGGGAACAACAAAAAGAAATTGTAAAATCTAAAATTTCAAATCTTTTAAAAGTGACGCAATATAAATTATATGCAAGAAATTGCATAATTAAAGAAATGAGTAATTCTAAAGTAATAGAATTTTTAAATAAAAATCATTTACAAGGATATGCACATTCTAACATATCTATAGGATTATATTATAACAATGTATGCGTTGCATGCATGACCTTTGGAATTCCAAGATTTAATAAAAAATATGAATGGGAACTTATTAGATTTGCAACTTTATTAAACACAAATGTAATTGGCGGTGCTAGCAAATTATTTTCATATTTTATAAAAAATAATTGTCCAACATCAATAATATCATATTCAGATAAAAGATGGAATATTGGATTATTGTATGATAGATTAGGATTTAAAAAAATAAATGAAACACCACCAAATTATTGGTATTTTAAAAATAAAAAATTATTTAATAGAACTCAATTTCAAAAACATAAATTAAAAAATTTATTAGAAACATTTGACCCTAAATTGACTGAATGGGAAAATATGAAAAATAATGGATGGAATAGAATTTGGGATTGTGGAAATGATGTCTATGAATGGAAAGTCATTAAATAGGTGCTTCTTTTGGTTTTATTGGTTTAGCATTTTTGAAAATGCTTGCTTCTGTTAATATTCTAAATGTCATACCATTTTGAAGTGCAAATGCTGTAGCTGCTTTCCATTTAGCTTCATTAATTGCTATAGAAACTTTATCATATAATGTTGATTTTTTTGATATTTTTACTTCTTTAAGTGGTTTAATTTCTAATAATTCTTGTTTAATTTGACCATTTTTGTCTTTATAAACGATCAAGAAATCTGGGTAATAATAATGTATTTTACCATCTGTTGGTTTAATATATGGTATCTTTATTTCTTCTGATCCCCAACGTAATATTGATGGTGACATATCAAAAAATTGCATTGCACGTAGTTCCCAAGAAGAACGAAAAAATACATTATTAGCATTACCAATATATTTAGTCGGATTTTTTAGTATAAATCTTCCTTTAGCCATTTAAAAATTTTTAATACATGCGTGATGTCTGAGGATATACAAATGGGTCATTAAGTGGTGGTTGTGACACACCTGCATATGGTTGATTTACGCCACGTGATGCAGAATGTAATGTATATCTTGATGTATCAGATATTACAGAACCCACTGAATATCCTATATATCCAGAACCTGGACCTAAAACTTTTTGTGTTGCTTGTGATGCTGAAACACCAAGGTTACGAGTACCTACATTTATTAATCCTCTAACTGCTCTATCTACAACAGAACCTAAAATTCCACCACCAGCACCAGGTGCTCTAGACATTGTTGGCCTTATTTCATGTGGTAAACCATTTGGAAGACCAGGTATTGATTGCATTCCTGCAAGATTTACTGTTGTTGTTGCTAATGCATCATATTCTATTTGAACGGTCAATATATTACCATTTCCACCTTCAAAATCTAAATCATCAAAATCAAATTGTAAAATACGAGGATTAATGAATATGAATTGATTAACAAATTGTCCATGCCCAAAGATTTGGTAAACAGTCATTCTTGTTAAAACATTTATTTTTTCATTTGTCAAAGATCCTATAGCAGCAGAATGCCATGCATTATAATTTCCTGGATCTGAAAAATCCATACCTTTATTTTGAAGATCTTTTGGATCTGGTGTAGGAAAACTTAAGTTTGGATCTATTCTAGATATTGGTGAGTATGCTTTTCTATACGCGTCGAAAAATTCAAATACATTATTTCCAACATCATCATAAAATGCCATTGATATTTGTTGATGTTCTATACCAGTTATAACAGATGTTCTATAATTATAGAAATTTACGGGTTCATATTTAAATACAATTGTTGGTTTATCTATCTGTTTTATGAGATAGTTAAACATATTGCTAGAATCTCTAACACCTCTACCTATATACGTTGAATATGGTGCTGCAAATTCAAAAGTGACCCTAAACATAAATCTATGTTTAGGAGCATAATGTGAAAATGAAATATCTGATGCATATCTAGATGATGTCCATGTTCCACTAAATGGAATTTCAGGTGGTTCCGGAACTATTCTATTTCTAGCAAGATCAATTCCCTGTGCAATAAAATCATCTACAGCAGCACCAAAAACATTATGTGCTTGAGATTCTAAACCAACTCCACTTGAGTGTAAAAGATTTGAAATATCCATTGTTAATCTTATAATAATAGTAAAAATATATAAAATATTTATAGTTTTTACTTATATTATTAAAATGATAAAATTATCCGTAACTTGCAGCTGCTAAATCAACTCTTGCTGTTCCAACACCAGTCACATCAGCAGATACAACACCAGTATTACTGACTAGGTTTGTTATTGAAACATTTCCTGAACTACTATTTCCATATCCAAATATTGCTTTATCTCCACCATAACCTGCTGCTGCTAAACCATATCTTGCTGTTCCAACACCAGTCACATCAGCAGATACAACACCAGTATTACTGACTAGGTTTGTTATTGAAACACGTCCTGAACTATTACTTCCATATCCAAATATTGCTTTATCTCCACCATAACCAGCTGCTGCTAACCAACCTCTTGCTGTTCCAACACCAGTCACATCAGCAGATACAACACCAGTATTACTGACTAGGTTTGTTATTGAAACATATCCTGAATTACTATATCCATATCCAAATATTGCTTTATCTCCACCATAACCTGCTGCTGCTAACCATTGTCTTGCTGTTCCAACTCCAGCCACGTCAGCAGATACAACACCAGTATTACTGACTCGGTTTGTTATTGAAACATTTCCTGAATTACTATATCCATATCCAAATATTGCTTTATCTCCACCATAACCAGCTGCTGCTAAAGCATATCTTGCTGTTCCAACACCAGTCACATTAGAAGATACAACACCAGTATTACTGACTAGGTTTGTTATTGAAACATATCCTGAACTACCACCTCCATATCCAAATATTGCTTTATCTCCACCATAACCAGCTGCTGCTAAAGCATATCTTGCTGTTCCAACACCAGTCACATCAGCAGATACAACACCAGTATTACTGACTCGGTTTGTCATTGAAAGATATGTACTAGTATATCCATATCCAAATATTGCGTATGGATTTCCGCCGCCACCGCCTTGGTTACCACTACTATATGATGAAATTATTATTTGTAAAATTGGGTTCATGTTATATTATTCTCTCCTTTATCCGTAACTTGCAGCTGCTAAACTTTGTCTTGCTGTTCCAACCCCAGTCACGTTAGAAGATACAACACCAGTATTACTGACTAAGTTTGTGATTGAAACATTTCCTGAATTACTACCTCCATATCCAAATATTGCTTTATCTCTACCATAACCTGCTGCTGCTAAAGCAAATCTTGCTGTTCCAACACCAGTCACGTCAGAAGATACGACACCAGTATTACTGACTCGGTTTGTCATTGAAACATATGCTGAACTACTATATCCATATCCAAATATTGCTTTATCTCCACCATAACCTGCTGCTGCTAACCAATATCTTGCTGTTCCAACTCCAGTCACATCAGAAGATACAACACCAATATTACTGACTAGGTTTGTCGTTGAAACATATGCTGAACCATTATGTCCATATCCAAATATTGCTTTATCTCCACCATAACCAGCTGCTGCTAAATAATATCTTGCTGTTCCAACACCAGTCACATTAGAAGATACAATACCAGTATTATTGACAAGATTTGTTATTGAAACACGTCCTGAACCACTCCATCCATATCCAAATATTGCTTTATCTCCACCATAACCTGCAGCTGCTAAACCAATTCTTGCTGTTCCAACACCAGTCACATCAGCAGATACAACACCAGTATTACTGACTAGGTTTGTGATTGAAAGGTATGAACTACTACTTCCATATCCAAATATTGCTTTATCTCCACCATAACCCGCTGCTGCTAAACTTTGTCTTGCTGTTCCAACACCAGTCACGTCAGAAGATACAACACCTGTATTACTGACTAGGTTTGTCATTGAAAGATATGCATCATTATATCCATATCCAAATATTGCGTATGGATTTCCTCCGCCTTGGTTACTACTACTATATGATGAAATTATTATTTGTAAAATTGGGTTCATGTTATATTATTCTCTCCTTTATCCAAAACTTGCTGCTGCTAACTCACTTCTTGCTGTTCCAACTCCAGTCACATCAGCAGATACAACACCAGTATTACTGACTAAATTTGTTATTGAAACATATCCTGAATTACTGTATCCATATCCAAATATTGCTTTATCTCCACCATAACTTGCTGCTGCTAATAAATATCTTGCTGTTCCAACTCCAGTCACGTCAGCAGATACAACACCAGTATTACTGACTAGGTTTGTCATTGAAACACGTCCTGAACTACTACTTCCATATCCAAATATTGCTTTATCTCCACCATAACCTGCTGCTGCTAACCAACCTCTTGCTGTTCCAACTCCAGTCACATCAGCAGATACAACACCAGTATTACTGACTAGGTTTGTCATTGAAAGATATCCTGAACCACTTTGTCCATATCCAAATATTGCTTTATTTCCACCATAACCAGCTGCTGCTAATAAATATCTTGCTGTTCCAACTCCAGCCACGTCAGCAGATACAACACCAGTATTACTGACTAGGTTTGTCATTGAAACAAATCCCGAACTACTACTTCCATATCCAAATATTGCTTTATCTCCACCATAACTTGCTGCTGCTAAATAATATCTTGCTGTTCCAACTCCAGTCACATCAGCAGATACAACACCAGTATTACTGACTAGGTTTGTCATTGAAAGGAATGAACCATTCCATCCATATCCAAATATTGCTTTATCTCCACCATAATTTGCAGCTGCTAAACCAAATCTTGCTGTTCCAACTCCAGCCACGTCAGCAGATACAACACCAGTATTACTGACTCGGTTTGTTATTGAAACATTTCCTGAACTACTACTTCCATATCCAAATATTGCGTATGGATTTCCTCCACCGCCTTGATTACCACTACTATATGATGAAATTATTATTTGTAAAATTGGGTTCATGTTATATTATCTCCTTTATCCATAACTTGCTGCTGCTAAACCGCGTCTTGCTGTTCCAACACCAGTCACATCAGCAGATACGACACCAGTATTACTGACTAGATTTGTCATTGAAATAGGTCCTGAATTACTATATCCATATCCAAATATTGCTTTATCTCCACCATAACCTGCAGCTGCTAAACCATATCTTGTTGTTCCAACTCCAGCTACATCTGCTGACACAACACCAGTATTACTGATTAAGTTTGTGATTGAAACATATTCTGAACCATTATATCCATATCCAAATATTGCGTATGGATTTCCGCCGCCTTGGTTACCACTACTATATGATGAAGCTATTATTTGTAAAATTGGGTTCATATTATATTATCTCCTTTATCCAAAACTTGCTGCTGCTAAACTATGTCTTGCTGTTCCAACTCCAGTCACATCAGCAGATACAACACCAGTATTACTGACTAGGTTTGTCATTGAAAGATTTTCAAAATAATGTCCATATCCAAATATTGCGTATGGATTTCCTCCACCACCGCCTTGGTTACCACTACTATATGATGAAATTATTATTTGTAAAATTGGGTTCATGTTATATTATTCTCTCCTTTATCCAAAACTTGCAGCTGCTAAATAACTTCTTGCTGTTCCAACACCAGTCACGTCAGCAGATACGTCACCAGTATTACTGACTAGGTTTGTCATTGAAAGATTTGAACCATTCCATCCATATCCAAATATTGCTTTATCTCCACCATAACCAGCTGCTGCTAAACTGTTTCTTACTGTTCCAACACCAGTCACATCAGCAGATACAACACCTGTATTACTGACTAGGTTTGTCATTGAAAGATATGAACCATTCCATCCATATCCAAATATTGCTTTATCTCCACCATAACCTGCTGCTGCTAAATGAGTTCTTGCTGTTCCAACACCAGCCACGTCAGAAGATACAACACCAGTATTACTGACTCGGTTTGTTATTGAAAGGTATGGACCATTCGCTCCATATCCAAATATTGCTTTATCTCCACCATAACCTGCTGCTGCTAAATAACCTCTTGCTGTTCCAACACCAGTCACATCGGTATATACAACACCAGTATTACTGACTAGATTTGTCTTTGAAACATATCCTGAACTACTATATCCATATCCAAATATTGCTTTATCTCCACCATAACCTGCTGCTGCTAAAAAATATCTTGCTGTTCCAACACCAGTCACATCAGC